TACTCGGTGCGGAAGCGTCGCGATGGCGCCGGCTGCTTCGTCATCTGCCAACCCCGTAACGATTGATCATGTTCAACGGAACCCTTACCGGCAACCTGGGCCGAGATCCCGACTTCCAGACCACGCAGTCTGGCCAGATGGTGGCGAAGTTCTCGCTTGCCGTTCGCCAGCCCAAGAAGGACGCACCTGCGTTCTGGGTCAAAGTGGAGGTCTGGGGCAAACAGGCCGAGTACGTCGCCAACTACTTGAAGAAGGGCGCCAGCGTTTGCGTCACCGGACAGGTGGCGGAGGAGACCTGGAACGACAAGAACACCGGCGAGCTCAAAAAGGCCGTCGTGATCAAGAACGCCTCCGTGGAGAGCTGGCAGGCTCGAGCCGAGCAGGCACCTGCTCCTACGCCCGCTCCTCGTCCAGCACCAGTTGTGACGGTCGCTGCTCAGAGCGTCGCTGATAATTTCGCCGGTGACGTCATCAACGACGACATTCCCTTCTGATCTACGACAACATCGGCCCGAGTCTTTCGGGCCATTTTTATTTCGATCTGTTGCAACGAATGAAGCTCACTTTTCGCAGTCACGAGTTCGGTCGCGATGTCGCTTTGGAAGAGGTCTACGAGATGGATCTCGAGAACGTCAGACGGTTTCACGTTGAACTGACGATTGCGGTTCAGGGCATGGACGACGCGATCATGCAAGCGCTGAGGCTTGAGAACGACGCCGGCATGCCGTTCGATCGGGACTGGATGCACAAGACCCGGAAGAAGCGTCGGATCACGATTGCGTTTGCCAGCGAAGCCAAGCGCCGGCTGATGAAGCTGGAAGGGTTTGAGCCGATCAAGCGGCAGTCGATCTACGACGCTCAGCGCACCAAGTTCCAGATCATGCGGCACGACAAGCTGCGAGAGCTGCTGAAGGATGAGCTTGGCCCTGGTGTGCTCGAGGAGATCGAGAGCGAGGCGCACGAGGCCGCTGAAGAGCTGTTCAGGACGTGGCTGACCGAGAACAAGTACGAGCAGGTGTACGTGACATGAAGAAATGCGACAGGGTCACTGCCGGTGGCGCGGTGCCTTGCTTTGATGTGCGGGGTTCTGCCTAGGAGGGCGAATGACATTCCTTGAGGTCGTCGGTGCCGTGGCATTGGTCATGGCTGCCGCCGGCGCTGTCCGAAGGGTGATTCACAAGCCGGAACCGTTGATCTCGATGTCGACAGCCGAGATACACATGGGCGTGGCAATTCGCGACGCTTTCCAGGCTGGGATGCTGTGCGCAGCGGACATCGTTACCCATAGCGGCAACGAAGCCCTTGCGGGCGACATTCGCAAAACCGTTGAGTACGTGCGACTCAACGGTGCAAACGACAACCGATTCACACACTCATGAAAGGCGGACCCGTTAGTTTTCAATGGCAGGAGCACCCTCAGGGCTTGTTCGGTCCGGGTGTCAGCAGGCCGGCTGAGCCGAAGCGAGCCAAGCCGTTCACGCTGATCGTGAAGCAGCAGACAGCGCGGCCGATCAAGGTCACGCTGATGGCCGAGAACAAGACGCTGGCGAAGCGCTATGCCGCAAATCGGTGGCCTGGTGCTGAGGTGGAGGCGGCATGATCGAACCACCGATTGAACTGATCGAGCATTGGATCGAAGACGCGCTTGACATGATCCAAGAGGGCGTGATCGACGCCGAGGCCATGCCGTTCCACATCGCGTTCTCCGCTGCAGAGTGGGGGTACAACCAAGCCAAGCAATGAACTCACCCAAGAAGCTCTGCCACAAGTGCGGTCGCATGCTGGGCGGCTTTTACATCGATGACCGCTTCGTCGGTCCTGTTACCCACATTGCCACCTTCAAGCTGCGCACCTGTGACGTGTGCGGCACCAAGGGTCCCGTCGCTGATCTGAACGACTTCGGCGGGCTGAAGAAGGACTGGCAGTACTACCTGAGGAAGCGATGACTCCTTCTTATCCCGAGAGCAGGCTGCTTGAGATCTACCGCGAGCAGATGAGCCCAGTTCACCCACCGGATGTGGTGACACTGATCCGCTGGGCTGACCGGATCGAGACCGCAGCGCAGTTCAACGTGGCACGGCGCGGCTGGAGCTACGAGCGGGCCGGCACGTTGGTGGATGAAGTGAACGAGCTGATGCGGCTGTGGCGCTCAGAGCTGCCCATCTGGGTGGTCGAGATGCCCTGCGACGATGGCATGATCCACAGCCGCCACATCGAGGCGCCGACCTACGAGCAGGCGATTCAGCTCTGGGATCGACGGGGGTAGTCCATCAGCAGGAGCTCTAGCCGGGCGATCTCGTTGACCGCCTGCTGGAGCTGAAACTGCTGCTGGCAGCACAGCCGGTAGAGCATCGCTGTGCGTGGATCCTCTTTGCGGGCAGTGATTTCCACTTGCCACTTGTCTTCAGCCGTCATTTCAGCCTGCAACCATCGACCGAATTCCATGGATCAACGGGAAGAGGACTTGTCCACCGTAGGCAGCGGTGTCTGTGGCCATCAAAACAACAGGATTGTTTCCACTGGTCTGAATTATGACGGCACCAGGTACAAGGTTCGCTTGTGCAAGGACTGCGGCCACCGCTGGATGGAGGGCCGCGTCTATGCGCAGCGCCGCAAGCTGTCGGACGAGGACGTGCTGGAGATTCTCGCGACGCCACGCACGGTATCGGACAGGATCATGGCCGAGCGCTTTGGTGTGAGCCGGGAGGCGGTGCGCCAGGTGCGGGCAGGGTTGATCCACGCGACGGTGGCCGCTGAAATCGATCGATCGCAGGCTGGGCGGCTGTGCAGCAGCTGCTCGTTTTTCGACCTCGAGGATGGCTGCCTGATGCAGTTTCCAGATTTTGAGGAGCTCGGGCCGGCGTTCGCCAGGGAATGCAACGCCTATGTAACGAGTTGCGACAAGCCGGCTGCGTCACCCAGCGCCGGCAGCCAAGATTGACCCGTCACCCAGACACCCATGAAGCGCATTCTCATCTTCATCATCCCTGTCCTGACCATCGCCGCGATCGTGCATGAGCACGCCGTGCGCTGCCAGACCGCTGCTACTCCGGCAGGTCAGCTGCCGATCTGCGAATGACCTTGCGCAACTACCACTTCACCATTCCACAGTCGAACATCTTCGACTTTGTTACCGCTGAGAGCTTTACTGATGCCAAAGCAAAAGCTTTTGACGAATACGGCCCCTGGTGGAGCCTCATCGAATGGCTCGACCCGGGCGATGACGTTGAACGACGCGCTGGCCCCCTGGATGGTGGTGCGCGATGACGTCGACTGGGACAGCTGCCCAGACAAGATCTGGGACCAGCTGCTGAGCCAGGCGCCAAAGGTCGCAGCCATCAGCCGGTTCTGGTTCCTGAAAGGGATCCACCGCGCCATCGCCGAGATGGAGCGCAAGATCGACGGCAAGCCGCTCTGGTCGACCCGTCAAGAACTCATCGATCACCTCAACTCGATCAATGCACCCAACTGAAGACGACTTCCGGCTGATACCGGAGACCACGGTCTACATGAGCACCAGAACCATTAACTCACTGTTGCGCGGTGGGTATCTGACGGCCGAGCAGATCATGTTGGCCAGCAGCGACGACCTGATGAAGCTGAAGAACTTCGGTCTGCAGGCGCTGGCTGAGGTGGCTGCCTGGCGCGATGCGCTGATGGAGCCTGATCCGCGGCTGTACAAGGAGACTTTTGATGTGGTCGCCGAGGCGCTGGATGGATGCGGCTCGATCATGGCCGACCACGAGGCGGTGGTGGCGATGAAGACGATCTGGGGGCTGATCGCCCGCGGGCCGTTCACCGCCAGCCGGATCCGTCAGATGCTGATGCCACCGGAGGTGCAGTCGTGAAGCGCCTCATGAGCGACAAGGACTACTACCTGTCGATGGCCAACCGGCCGCTGCCGAAGGGGAAGTTCAGCAAGTACCGCGGGGTGCAGAAGAATACAAATCCCAAGAAGCCGTATCGCGCTGCATTCCGGTACAAGGGCAAGCAGTACATGCTCGGAGCGTTTGAAACCGAGATCGAGGCTGCGCTTGCGTACAACAAGGCAGCGCTGGCGGTGATCGGTGAGTACGCGCTGCTGAATGAGGTGCCGAGTGATGAGTGACGTGATTGCGACGATCATGGCCGTGGCTATTCACCGCGAAAACGACAACCCCTGCTATGCGGAGGGTGTGATCGAGCTCCGGATGGCCGACGAAACCGGCGGAGCGTTCTTTGAGCTGCGACAGGAGGATGTCGGACCGATCCGCGCTGACCTCGAGGATCTGGAGCTGCTGGCCAAGCAGGCACGGCGGCTGATGCGCCAGAAGGGGGTGTGGTGATGACTGACCAACACCCGATCACCCCACCGCCGGAGCTGGTGCAGCAGTGGGAAGCAGACGCCACGATCAGCCGAGAAGCTGCGTCTTCGTGGACTGCGGCTTTTGCCACCCGTGCCGCCCAGTGGGGCGCAGACACTGAGCTGGAGGCGTGCTGTGAGTGGCTAAAGAAAAATACTAATTACCACATGACTATTGAATACCTCCGCGCTGCCCGCCGCCCCAAGCCGCCGAGCTTGAAGGAGCAGGCGCTGGCTGCACTGGGACGGTACATGACCGGGGAAACAATTCTCACCAAGGACTCCCTTGACACCATCCGCCGCGCCCTAGAGGCGCTGCCCGAATGAAGTATCTAACAGGCCACAGTCAAGAAATCCGAGGTCTACTTGTAGCTCTCGGCATTGAGTGCAAGGGCGTCACTGGGCTTCGCTTAATTGTTGAACCCGATCGCATTGTTCGGCTTGAACTGGAGCGATTGGTTACTGACGATGAAGTAGCAGAGCTGACGACATGGATCTTGAAGCAAAACATTGAAGCCGAGCAACTCGATGGCTGACTTCCGAACACTTTGCGCTGAGCTTGTTGACTGCTTGGAAAAAGCCAACTGGCCCTTGCGGTATAAGACTGTCTTTGGGATCTGCCTTGACAACGCCCGCGCCGCCTTGGCCCAGCCCGAGCCGCAGGGGCCGACGGATGAGGAGCTATGGGAGCTGTATGACGAAATGGGCGGAGTTCCAGAAGACTCTGCGTGGTGCCTTAACTACGCCCGCGCCGTCCTTGCCCGCTGGGGCCGCCCCGCCATCGAGCCGGTGCCTGTCGCTGAGCGCCTGCCAGGGCCGGAGGACTGCGATGCGGAGGGCTGCTGCTGGGTTGCCAGCGAGGACTGTCCTGCCTGGCACCGTGTCAGCCGTCACTATGACGCCTGGCATTACTGGCTCCCCCACCACGCGTTGCCGGTGCCGCAGCAGGAGGCTGCGTGATGATTTCCATGGTGATTGCTTTCATCGCTGTCTTCCTCATCGGCTTATTCGTAGGTAGCCTGCGATGACGCGATGGTTTTCTATCCGCAAAGCTGAGTTTGACAAAACATTCTTTGTTGGCATTGGCTTTGGCGGGGACATTCTGAAGATTGAACTCGCTGTAATTGTCGTGATCGGACCTCGTGTAATCTGCCTCGGACCCCACAAATGACTGACCTCTCACCTGCCGCAATCGCAGTTGATGATGCCCTAGCTGCTTGTATCCAGCTTCAAGGCGAAATAATCCGTGCTCGCCCTCTCGCTGCCGCCGCCCTGCGTGCTGCTGCGGATCAGGTGGTGCCAGCTGTGGATGATCGAGAATGGTGGCCTGGTAACTGCCGCGAAAGGAACATCAAGGCCGAGCAGCAAGACATCCGCCGCGAACTCCTCGCCATTGCCGCCGAGCTGGAGGGTGCGCAGTGACCACCGACTTTCGCGCACTGTGCGTTGAGCTGACCGACTGCCTTGAGAAGGCCGACTGGCCGCACCGCTACAAAGTCGTGTTCCAGCAGTGGACGGACATCGCTCGCGCCGCCCTTGCCGAATCAGATGGACCGGCTGTGTCCGATGACAGGGAGCCGGCCTCTGTCATGGATCAGCTTAAGTACCAGCTCTTCCTCAAAGTGAAAGCTGATCTGATCCGCGAGGTGATCAACCAAGCCTTGAAAGACACCGCTTCAGTCCACTGGCGTGTGACCGACACCGGCGAGCAGATCGTTCGGGTTGGCGATCTGCTGAGATGGGCTGAGCAGGCTGCAAGCAAAATCGAGCAACAAGCATGACTATCGAAGAAGCCAAAGCCGCTAAGGCAGCACTGCGCGAGCGGATTCGTCTGGCGCTGCGCGAATTCACCAGGGACACGGGCCTCACGGTGGAACGCTTGGAGCTCAGTCCTCCTCATTACTGGGTAGACATAGAGGTGCAGTTGTGAACGATCTCTCCTCGGACCAAATCGCCGCCATCGAAGCCGCCGCCCAACAGCACCTTCAGGACTGCCGCAACCGGCCAACGCTCCCAACCGACACCCAGCTCTTCGAGGAAGCCATCGCCTGCGGCCTCGTCACCCACATCCGGCTGGCCGCCGCCTGCCACCCGGACAAGATCAAGCTCGAGGAGGTGTGCTCACCTGCCAATGCGGCGCTGATTGTGTTTGCACGTAATGTCCTCGCCCGCTGGAGCCAATGACCCTCACCACCGCCCTCTGGCTTGCAGCCGGCTACTGGCTGGTCTGCATCCTTTTCCTGTGCCTCTGCAAGAAACTCCTGCCATGACCCCCGGCTTTTACCGCATCCGCCTGACCCGTCCCGACGGCACCAGCTGGATCTGGCTGGCCTGGGCTGTGACGGCCACCAACGCCCACTGGATGGCGACCGAACTGCATCCCGATTGCCAGATCGCAGTGCTTGGCCTAGAGGGCGAATGGTGATTCACTCGGAGCAGGGGATCTACAAGGGTCAAAACCACCCCTGCTACGGCGTGCATCCCGTCGACCGCGGGCTGGGGCTAGCGTTCCAACCGTGGTGCTTTGACGGCGCCTACGTCACCTGGGGCCCCTCCTTTGAGACACACTCGGAGGCGCTCGCTCATGCTCGCATTCTCGCTGGACACGATGTTTGACTGCCACCCCGCCCAAGAGCAAAAGAAGGCTGACTTCCTCGACCATCTGTACGAGCAGTCTTGCCGTGATGACCTGCCCGTGGGCGATCCGCGCCGCAAGACCTACACCGGCCTGTGGCAGGAATTTGAGCGTCGCAGCGCTGAAGAAGCCCGCGATGCCTGGTGGGACACTCAACAGATTGATCCTGAAGCCTTTGACCGATGAACAACGACTACGACCGTGAGGACAACATCCAGCTGATCGGGCTCTACAGCCCAGCGCCGCAGTCAGGCAAGACCTTTGCGGCAACGGTGCTGGCTCATCAGGGCTATCACCCGGTGTCCTTTGCCGAGCCGCTCAAGCGGATGGCGATGGCATTCCTGCGGGACTTTGGTTACCGCGAAGACCAGGCCGCTCGGCTGGTGTGGGTCGACAAGCACAAGCTGGTGCCCGAGGTTGGCGTCACGGTCCGCGAGATCCTGCAGCGCCTTGGCACCGAGTGGGGGCGCCAGCAGATCGCCGACGATGTCTGGATCCGATGCTGGCAGGCGCGGGTCAAGGGGCACGATCAGGTGGTCACCGACGACGTGCGCTTCCTGAACGAGGCCGAAGCGGTCAAGGCTGCCGGCGGTCAGGTGTGGATGATCCGCCGGCCAAGTGCTGCGCACAACGGTGAGCACGTTTCTGAAGGTGCTCTGGATAATTGGGACGGATTTGACGTTGTCCTCGATAATGACGGCAGCCTTGAAGAATTCCGTCGCAAGATCGACGTAGCGCTATGGGGATGATGCGGTTTCATGCCGGGCGCATGATCCTGAACCAACAGGACAGCATCTGGCATCTCCGCATCAGGCTTGGGTCAACACCAGACAAGCAGCTCCGAACCAGCCTTGAGACCGCCGATGTAGAGGAAGCGATCTTCAAGGCGGAGCGGGTCTATGCCGACATGAAACGGCAGCTCTGCAACAAGGCCGATCAGAAGCCGCTGTGCTGGCAGTGCATTCACTGGGAGGCGGTTCGCGCACAGTGTGGTTTCGGCTGGCCAGAGGCGAGCCAGACTGGTGGAAGGTTCGCCGCCCAGTGCTCGGTCTTCAAAGCATGCCCAACCCGACAGTGATCGGCCGCCTCGAGCGGGACGGCGGCTACATCGAGACGCTGGAGCCGGAAGGCGGCGGCGAGCTCTATTACATGTCATGCGCTAACGGCTACTGCCGCTACTCAAGCGATCTGTGGCAGGCGGAGCTGTATCTTGATCATCTGCTGGCGCGATGAGCATTCCTCCGGTCGTTGTCTTCGGCCTGACCTGGCTGCTGGGAATGCTCGTGGTGACGATCTGTCTGACGCTGTAAAGGGTTGGCCGGTGGCGCCGACTCACGCATCCGCACGCCTCACCGCTGCCGGCCGCAACGGACATCCCTCCGCATGAAGCAAAGGAGTCATCACTCTATGGACTGGTTGATCCATTCGTGGATGACCTGGGCCCTGATCTCGGAATAGAACGGTTGAGACTCAAACCACGGCAGCCAGTCGTGGTGCTGCTTGTGGGCATTGCACGCCAGGCATGCCGGCACCAGATTGCGTCGGTCGGTGGTGCCGCCCTTCGCCTTGGGTACGACGTGATCAAGGGTCGCCGAACGGCCTAGGTACTCATTGCAGTACGCGCACTTGTAGTCCCACCTGAGCAGGATCTGGTCACGGAACCGGAGCTTCGCCTCCTTCCTCGGGATCAACTCCGTCTCCGAAATCTGGTGATCCACCTGGCTCCTGGGGTAGGGGAAAGGCATCCAGCTCGATGTCGATGATGTGCTCGTCGTCGGGGACGAACTCAGCGATGCGCGAGTAGGTGTTGGCGAGGAAGGTTTCGATGTCCTCCTCGTCGGCGTGCACCACCACCTTGGCCATCACTTCGAGGAGGTAGGTCGCCATGGGCGCCCCGGACAAGGTCCTTGGAAACGGTAGCCAGCAGTACCGCTGCCCAAGGTTTTCTTTGGGATCACTGCGGGATTGGGGTGCGCGAATAGTGCGCGAACGGCCGCTGGCACAGCACTGGCGGCTTAACATAATATTTTTTATGTTGCTGAGCTTGCTGGAAGAATTGATAAACTTGTCTGGAATTAAGCTCCAAATTTTTGGTTAAGACTTCTCCATTCTTGCTTCAGACGAAGAGTTGAAGCGGCTCATAGCCGCACTGGACACGTTCCCCACCACGCCACTGCAGTGGCGCTTCGCTCAGCTGGTGAAGCTGTTGCCGTTGGCTGGGTGCCGCCTGAATGAGATCTGCTCTGGCAGATGGGAATGGCTCAACGAGAAGGCAGTTGTTCTGGTGATTCCGAGAGAGTGTCACAAGACCGGCAAGAAGACCGGCAAGGATCGGGTCGTGCATCTTCCTCCTGCAGCGATTTGCATCCTGAGAGAGTTGAGACTCAAAACGAACTCAGAATGAATTATCGCAGGTCGGGCAGATGAGCGCTTGATCAGCGCCGATCAGCTCGGGTTGTAGTCCTCGTCATACCAGGGCGAGGGCTTGTAGGCCGGCTCGAGCTCATCGGTGAGCAGCGGCTGCACCTGCCGATCGATGATCATCTGGTGCAGCGTCACGTAGGCCATCATCTCCTTCAGGTGGGTCGCCAGGGCGTTGTACTCGCTCTCGCCGACCACGCCAACTTCGTTCTCCTGGTCGGCGTAGGCGAGAAACATCATGGCCGCCTCCCGCGGGCGGCCGTCCTCGAACAGCTTGTAGGCCATCTCGAGGCCCTCCCGAGGGCTGACCTCGCCAGAGCGGGAAGCGAACCTCATGGCGCCAGCCGTGCCTTGTGCAGGCGGGTTTTCTCGTACCAGGCGGCAATGTCCGGCGCCCAGATCGCGAACGGCTTCATCATCAGATCGCACAACGCCTGAATCTCAGGCTGAGCGTCGGCCTTGGCCCGCAGATCGAGGAAGTGCATCAGCGCCCGCATGCTGAACGACACCACGAAATTCTGGCGGAAGTCGAACGGCAGGATGCCGCGAGCGTGCTCTTCGGCGTAGCCGGCCTTGAGCATCTCTCTGTACTTCCAGGCAGCAGCGTTGCACCAGTCCAGGTCAATCCCTCGCTGGTAGTCGCTGTAGGTGTACCGCTTGCCCTGTCGGTCGCGGTATTCGCCAACCGGGCGCAGGTAGAACACGTCCTCGATGTCCAGCTCGCCGGCGGCGGCCCGCACAATCCGCTCGCCGGTGTAGCGCATCGACTGGACGTCAAAGCTGATACCCACGCGATGCGTGCGTGCCTGCTGCATCACCGAATGCGGGAAGCCGGCAGTCGCCAGCGTGATGCTCGGGTGCTCGAGCGGGCCATAGTGGCCGCGCTCACCGGCCAGCAGGTGCTTGACCACCAGCTCGCCGGCTTTGCGCTCCTCGGGTGCCTCGCAGTCGAGCACCGATCCCTCGAAGTAGTCGGTGTGCATGGCCCGCCAGATGGTGGTCTGCGCTTCAGGCGTCCAGGTGAGGGCACCGACGCGGAAGCGAGGATCGATCAGGCTTCCCATGACGGCATGACGTGGGTGTGCTTGTTGTAATGACCGACCTGGGCGTAGGAGATGTCCGGGATGCCAGCCATCAGGAAGAACACCATCTGCCCAATCTTGAGCCCTGGGTAGAGCGGCCGTGAGCGGAGCTGGCGAGCGTTGGTGAGCTCAAGGGTCAGCTTTGAGCCGTTCCACTGCGGATCAGCAAAGCCGGCGTGGCTGTGCTCAAGGCCCTCGCGTGCCCGGCTGGACTTCAGGAAGAACAGCCCCGCCACGTCGTCGGGCATGTTGAAGGTCTCCCATGTCTCGCCCAGCACCCACTGACCCGGCCGCAACCAGTAGGGGTCGTCCTTGGTGCAGTCGCTGATATCGACGCGCACTAGGTCGTCGCCAACAGCGCTTTCGATCATGATCTCGTTGCCGAGAAGCAGGTCGTAACTCGCTGGGTTGAGCTGATCAAGGTCGAAGGGAACGATCATCCGTTCTTCTTCGCAAAAGCGGCGAATCTCGCGGTCGTGAAGGATCACGGCACTTCTGTGATTTCGGCCTCAGGGTACTCTTCGGCCGCGACGGTGGAGATTACGTTTTGCGACTGCCGCTGCTCCAGCCACAGCCGTGCAAACCCCTCGTGAAACGTCCGCCGGGTCTCGCCTGCCCAGGCCGCCATCCAGACAGTGCCGCGGCCGGGCACGAACAGCTTCCACAGGCCTGGTGCCACCTTGCGGTTGATGGGGTCTATCCATCGGTGCCCGTCTGCATCATCCTCGAGAGCCGCTGCGCCCTCATCCCCACCTGCTTGGCCCAGAGGCTGTCCAGCATCATCTCGCCGGCTTTCTGGTAGTTGCCAGCCTCGATCGTCGCCAGGGTGTTGCGGAACTTCAGCAGGCCATCGATTCCGAGATTGAAGGCCATGTCGAGCAACACACGCTGCCGCACATCGCTCAGCCCAGTCACCCACGGAAGTCTCGCGTTCAGCTCTGTCCATACCCTGTCGATGTCGTTGCTCAGCAGATAGGCCGACTCCTGGGCCGTGATCCCGCGATCATCCAGATTGCGCCCGACACCGATGGTCAGCTTGCCGGCGGTGCAGCGGTAGGGCTTCAGCCGCTCGCCTTCATGACGGCGGAGCTGCTGGATCAGCTTCTGACGATCGAACATGGCGTGATCTCCGCGGCGGGATGGCTGGTGCGCTGGGCGAATCGATGAAGTAGGCGAGCAGGGTGGACAGCAGGCCGCTGCTGACGGTGAAGCCCTTGTCCCATTCGGCTGAGCACTGACCGGAGCGCATGCGCTCGCAGACGGCGATCTGGGCGCCGGCGAGGCCCAACTGGTAGGCAAAGCCGACACCGATGCCGGTGACGATCGCCTGCTGCACTGCCCGGTTCATGGCCGCTCCGCAATGATGCACCACCCGGTGTTGGCGCCATCGGGCATCCAGCGCGGGCCGAAATTCTTCCGGCTGTAGCTCAGGCCGGCACCCTTGCTGCTCAGGTAGGTGCCGCTGACTAGGTCAAGATCTCCGTAGGGATCGTTCACCAAGACCGCATCGCGGTTGAAGCCGATCACGGTGATCCAGTGCCCCCCACCTACGGGATGGCCGACCGGCCCTTTGTGAAGGATGCCGCATGGCACCGGAATGCCGGCCTTGATCTGTTTCTCGATCAGTCCAAAGTTGCCGTTCGTGACGAAGCGAGCCGTGATGCCGAAGCTGGCCAGCGCCTTGATCTGTGCCTGACTGTCGGTGGTGTCGCCGTAGCGGAAGACGCGGCCGAGGTAGGTGTCATCACCGTTCGGGCCGGCCAGCGTGCCGGGCTTCAGCGCCTCGAGGAGCATTGCACAGCTGCTCGAGAAGCACATCCGGTGGGCGTGCGCCGTGCCGGAGTCGCGCTGGCTGTAGTAGGGCACCCGGAGCGGGTTGGTCGGCGGCGATGGTTTGGGGTCCACCGCCGCCTTCCAGATACTGCCGAGTTCACCGGTGGGCTCGAGCGAACCAGGCGGCAACTTTTCTTCGACCGCGTTCCAGAACGCGATGTGGTGCGAGAGCGACAGATCGCTGTGCTTTACGTGGTCGAGGAGTTTGGCCATCCTTTCAGGGGCGACGCTTCGGGAAGGCGAGGCGCAGCATCTGCATGACGAGCTGCAGCCAGCTGTTGGACTTCAGGGGACTGATCGCGATGATCTCGGAGCCTGCAGCGACGATGATCGCGATGATCGCAACGGTAGTCGGGTCCATCTCTGGGGTCATGTGGCGCTCCTAAGGCTAGCCCTACTTTGAAATGACAGCAGCGGTCGGCTTGATGTCGAGCTGGAAGTGCTGGCCGAGGAATGACGCAAGCGGTGGCAACACGAGACTGGCGATCACTGCCACCAGCACCACCTGCGCCATGCGTATCTCAAGCCGGTTCAAGCGGGTGAAGATGTCCTTCTTCTCCTCGTCGTCTGCCGTTCGACTGAGGATGATGGCATCCATTTTGCCTTGGAGGATGCCGAGTTCCCGATAGATCTCAGCGTGTGAAACCTCGCGCTCCATCGGGGCTCCTGGCCAATCTCATCATCCTAGTGATCGACCCTTGGTGGGTCTCCAAGAGGATCTGGCCTACCGGCAAGGATGGCAAGAGCACGCTTGTAGTACCAGTTGTCGGTTTTACCCGCTGCTTCGAGAGCGTCCCTGACTTTGCGCCAGTTTTCCCGCTCATGCTGGGTCATGGTCTGCCGCGACTAAGGTAGGGGTGCCCCAGCGGGTTGCCGCCCCTGGAGCGCGACCACCTGTAAGTCCCAGGCGATGCCAAATTTTAGGCCGCTGCCGCCGATCTGTCGGCTGCGCGAAATTTTTCAAATCGATGCGAGCTGCCCAAGCGGCCTGCGGAATCTCAAGACCCGTGGGCGATTAAGGGCAGGACTGCCAGCTGGCAACAAGAGTACGTTTTACTGGGTCGTTGGAATTGACGGCGATTACTTCAATGTCCAGCGCATCGTTTACGCAATTCACTATGGCACCGATCCGGGCGATAGTCTCGTGGATCACATCAATAGAGACAGGTTTGATAATCGCGCAAGCAACCTTCGCCTAGTTGACCACGCTTTAAATGCAGTAAACTGCGGTGTCTACGCGCACAATACGACTGGAGTCAGGGGCGTGAGCTACAACAAGCGCGACAGGGTGTACTACGCTCAAATTAAGCTCAATCAAAAGGTTAGACACCTAGGCAGCTTTGCGACTGTCGAAGAGGCGGCAAAAGCAAGAAAGGCTGCCGAGCTTCAGTACTTCGGGGAGAACTGCTAGCCGCGCCCCTGCCCCACGCGAGGCTTTTTCCCCCGCCGCCTCGGGCGAGAGTGCTGGCCATGTCCAGTCCGAGTAGTTTTCGGCGGACCGGGCTTGTGCTCGACGCGAGCAGTGCCGACCTTGGACTTAACCGCCATCAGGCTTCCGGCCAGGTGCCGTAGTCAATTCCTGCAATGTACTCAGCCAGCTCATCGGTGTCGATGGTGGCCTTGATTGCAGTGACCTTCTCCTCACAGGCGGCTCGGATGGCCTGCCGCCAAGTCTTCGTCGCCGCCGGCACATCGGTGCCATTGTCAGCTTCGCGGATCACCATCCAATCGGTCGGCGCCAGCAGTGTGCCAGCGGTGGTTCGCGTACCAGCAACCCATTTGGCGATGAGCTGCTCGTGATCCTTGGGCAGCTTGGGGCCCCAGTAGAAGCGCTGGTCGTAGGGCTCAGGATCGCGTGCTTCGGTGATGCCAATCGCGGCACGTTCGTCGGCGGAGGCAAGGCGCAGCCAGTTGGCCGGATACTGGACGCCGTCGTGCGTGAAAGGGACGTCGAGGGGCAGGGGCTGGCCGTCGAGGACGAACATGATGCGAGGCTCTCTGAATTGAGGTTAGCGGGCGCGAGCGTATTTGAATGGATACTCGGCAAAGGCAGCGTAGATGTAGGTTGAGTTGCTAGTGTTGACGGCGGCGTTTGCACTACGAATTCCAAGACCATTACTATACAGTTCAATAAAATCGGTAGTCGAGTCAGCAGCGGTGGAGTTGGCAACCAGTGAATCATTATCAGGGTTGTAACCTAGGCGGCTTGTGTCAAACATAAGCCAATTTCCTGTCGCGCTAATGTTTTTGGTCATCACAAAGCGCGGCCTGAAACCTAGATGCAGTGTTGGGCCGGCTGCGCTGCCATTTCCGGTGTATGAGCCAAAGCGGCTGAAACCCGAGACCGCGGCAAAGCAATAAGCGACGTTAGTGGCAGAATTAAAGTTAACTTGCGTACTTGTTCCGAGCGTAAATACTGAACTTGTGGGCAAGGCCGTCATTCCATTTGAATCGAGCGCCTGGGCTACTCCCGAATTGAATTGAACGTAGTAAGTGCCGCCAGTAAGGTCTTTATGCCATACCCTCCAGTCTCCCACGGAGCTTCGACATTTGATAGCAATCATCGCCGGCGTCACGCCTAAGCCATGTCCCACATTGCCCGCGGAGCCCGTGCCGGTGTAGGTGACGATGGAGAAACCCGCCGAAGTGTTCGCTCTGACTTGCGAGCTGATCGAGCCGGTTGTGTTCGTGGTGGTCGAGGTTCCAGCGTCCCAGCACCATGCGACGTAGGTTTGCGAGCTGGTGTTTACAGTGCCAGCAGAGCCCACGGTGAAACCGTTGCTGTCAAACGACGTAAGCCCAGAAGCTTGAGTTGTTTGAGCATCAGAAAGATTGCTTGCGATCTCAAGCGTCGCGCCACGAACAGAATCGTAAATTGCGTGGTTTGAGGTTGAGCTACTGCGCGACTTTATCCACACTAAATCCGGCGAAAACGCAAGCGAGCTAGTGGGAGACAAAGTGGCACCTGTACCGGTGTACGTCACGACATTCATCGCCGTGCTCGACTTGGCGACTGCCGGCGTAGGCAGGTTTTCAGAACAGAGAGCTTTGTAGCCAGTGGGAGCAGTAAAATTAAAAGGACGCTGACCAAAGTTGGCAGTAACTGTTCTTTGGTTAATCGAGGTTCCAGCCACGCGAATAAAAAACGGCGCAACTGCTGAGCCCATATTTATTGAAGACCAACTCGTTCCATTGCTAGTGTATTCAAACAGGTTTGCATCGACGTCAAGACGAAAGCCTCTGGGAGTCCCACTGCCGACGTTCTGATCACTTGACAGGTTACCGCCGCCAGACAACGAAACGGATGCTCCAAGAGAGCTACTGACGACTTCCCAGTACCACTTCCCGCTGGCCATCGCAAAGTCCCCATAAGCATTATCATTGTTGCCTAGCGTTGCACTTAAGTTGCCGTCAGACGGTATAATACTTGACACAGCAGGCCAAAAAGTGCAGTAATTTCCGCGCACCTCTCCACCGGCTCCTGAGTCAGTACCGTAGCCTGTCGGAGAATCGACCAGGCTATCGTTATCGACTCCTGCTGTAACGGACATGTTGACTGGCGTAAAGTTATTGCCAGCACCAGAACTGTCAGCGCCAAGCGCGGCAGCGGTCGCAGCCGAGTTGTTGGCAAAAGTCAGCTTGTGCCCATTCGTGCCGTAGCTGCCGGTGTAGGCAATCGGAATCCACTGACCGGTCGTGGCGTCGACTTGCCCGAAAGATGATGGCGTCAGGGCAGAGCCGCTAATGAAATGAGCGTCTGCGAGATAGCCGTCAAAATACGTGCTCTGAAAGTTTCGACCGTAGTAGAACGTGCCTACGACGTTGCAGTTTGTGTCAAAGTTCAGGCCGGGATTTGTGTTAGTCGAAAATTGAGTAACTTCGTCTCCATTTACATACAATTTGACCCTGTTGGCGGCAGTCGCCTGCGTTGTGTCCACTGCCACCACGACGTGCATCCATGCAGACGTATCGCGGTAAACTGCTGTCGTGATGCGATAAGATATTGTGTTGGTAGCAACCTCATTGGATATCTGTAACTGATCAGCTGCGCTAAATGACAGGCGAAAGTTATTGTTTTGATCCGCTCCAGATGAAAAGGGAATGTTCAGCGCAGAAATGCCGCATCTCTTGATCCATGCCGACCATGTAAACGTCCTGCGGTTTCCGGCAGACGCGATCGTTCTACTCAGGTGGCTCGTACTGGCTGAGTCGAACCTCAGCGAGCGACTGATTTGGTAGGCGGTTTGAGCGGCGACCTGATAGGCCAGCAGCGGATTAGCGCTTCCAGGAATCATGCGACGTTCGTGAGGAGTTGGGCGGTGATGCGCGTGGCCGATTCCACGAAGTAAACCAGCGTCGAGACACTGCTCAGGCCGGTGCTCATCGTCGGGGTGCCACCGCTGAACTTCCAGTTCGTGCCATAGGCCACCGTGGCAGCCGTGGTGGCATTCTGGGTGATCACGATTGCCCCCGACTGGCCTGCGGTCAGGTTAGTCGGGTTGGCGAGCGTCACACTGCCACCAGCCGGCAGGGTCATGCTGAAGTTGTTGGCGACGGCGAAATCAAGCGTCACCGTACCGGTCACCGCGCCCTGTGCCGACACCGTGCCGCGCTGAGCAGCGGTGAACGTCTGCGCAGTCGCCAGCGCGGCATAGCCCGAGAGGGTCTGGCCGCCGGCGAAGGTGATCGTGCCGGTCATTGTGCCGCCTGACTTCGGGAGCGCCGCGTTTGCCAGGTCGTAGGCGGTCTTCACCGAGTTCGGCGTAGCGGCCGTGGTGGTGCTGGTGCTGGCGATCGAGTCGGTCAGCTGCACCGTGCCGACGACGCTGGTGGTAGCGGCGGTGATCTTCGTGCCGGCGATTGCGGCGCTGGCATTGACATCGGCGTCGACGATCACGCCTGCACCGATGGCTGTCACGCCGTCACTGGTGACCGTGACATCGCCAGAGAGGGCCGTTGCAGTCGGTACACCGGTGGCGTTGCCGATCAGCACAGTGCCCGCCGTCATCGTGGCGAGCTTGTTGTGATTGATGCCGGCAGAGGCGTTGACGTCGGCGTTGACGATCACGCCACTGCTGATCGCAGCTACGCCACCGCTGGTGATCGTGATATCACCAGAGACCTTGCCGAACGTGTAGTCGGTGATGCGTGTGACGGCCGCCTTGCGGTTGGTGCCAGCGCCACCATCGTCAACGATGATCAGGTCGGCATCCGCCAGAGCGGCACCAATGTCAGTGCCGCCATCGATGTTGATTGCACTCAGGCTGATCTTGTCTGCGGTGCTGATCGTGCTCAGCTTGCTGTCGGCGATCGAGCCGGCCAGCATTGTGTTGCTGACGGTTCCTGTGTCACCGGTTGTGACAACGGTGCCGGTGATGTCAGGCAGCGTGATCGTCCGGTCCGCCGTGGGGTTCACCACAGCAAGGGTGGTCTCGTTGGCGTCGGCAGTGCTGCCCTCAAAAACGAGCGAGCCCGCAGAACCGATCTCAAGGATGCCGGTGACGGTGCCGCCCGCCTTGTCGAGCTTCTCGGTGTCGAGCTCCTGCAGCGCCGTCTGCACGTTGGTTGCGGCGATGCCGCCACCAGGCGTGAAGCTGATGTTTGAAGCCGTCTGGCCGGCGATGGCGTTGGAGACGTCGATCAGGTCCCAGGTGGCGCCGTTGGACAGGATCATGTCCGGCGGCGCTAGGGCGACCGTTGGCGCTGGAGCTGTGCCGGTGCCGCTGGTGGCGACGACCACGTAGTACCGGTTGTTGCCGGTGGCGGCTGCAGGAAGAGCGGCACCGACCGTCAGGCCAGCCGCAGAACCTGCCGCCGTCACCGAAGCGACCTGGTTGTTCGTCGCGTTGTAGGCACCTGCGTAGACAAGCTCACCGCTGGTGATCGTGACCGGCTGCCAGGCAGAGCCGTCGTACAGGTAGAGGTCGCCGTTGCTGGCGTCCCAGAAGTATTGGCCCTTGTACTCAGCTGTGGGGAACGTGACGATACCGGTCGTCTGGCTTGCACCACCAAACCGCACGGTCGCCTCGTTGGCGAGCTTCGTGCCAGTGATGGCGTTCGTGCCAAGCCGCGCCGGATCCAGCGTTCCCGTTGTCAGCTTGGTGGCCGGGATGTTGGGGATGTCTGTATCAGCCAGCGTCGATGTCGCGGTGATGTGCCCCTGCGCGTCGAACGTGACCTTCGTGGCCGTCGCCGGTGTCACGGCGTTGGAGTGGTTCAACGTGCCGCTGGTCGCCGCCAAGCCGGTGCCGACGATGACGGCGCCCTTCGTCGAGTTGGTGGCGTTGGGGAGATCGGCCGCCGCAATGGCGCGACCAGCCGTGATCAGACCCTTGGCGTTGTACTGCACGACGCCGTAGGTGGCGCCGCTGGCAACAACGTCGTTGTCGACCTCGAGGGTGCTGCCATCGACGCGAAGACCCTCGCCGTTGACGATGACAGCGCCCTTGGTGGTGGTGGTGGGTGTGGGCAGGTCGGTGCCGACAATGCCGCGATAGCTCACGGCGCCGGCTGCGCCGGCAGGACCGCCTAGGAACTGACCGGCAGCGCTCGTGTTGTCGAGCGTGGTCGTGATCGTGACCTGATCGCCGCTGGTGGCGATGTTGATGTTGACGATTCCCGACGTGTCACCGATGACGGTGTTGATCGAGCCGGCGGCCTTGATCGACTGCCACGCCGAACCATTCCAGCAGTAGACCTTGAGGTCGTCAGTATCAAGGGCGAGTTGCCCGGTGAATGCACCAGTCGCGGGCAGGGTGGTGACAAGGTCGACGGTGCTTTCGTTCGCCAGCTTGGCGGCTGTGATCGAGCCGCTGGCGAGCTGGGTAGAAGTGACGCTGCTGTTCTGAAGAGCAGAGCCGGCGATCGTGTTGGCGCTGAAGAGGATCTTGGCGCCAGGGATAGTGGCGTCGGCGATCAGGGTGGTCGCATTGCCAACCAGATCGGTGACCGTGATCTTCTTGGTCTCGCTCGCCGAAGTGTCGACGACCGGCAGGACGTCTACCGAGGCAAGATTGGCACCGGCCAGCGCGGCAAGTTCCGATATTCTCAGATCGGCCATCGAGCCAGGGCCCCCTTTACGTCTGGTCGGTGTCTAGGAGCAGGCTAGCAGCCTGATCCTGATCCAGAAGCACCGCAAAATCATCCTCCTGAAGGACTCGGTACTCTGGAATGGTCTTGGCACGCAGCTGCACCGGACCCGTTGTGATGAACTCCGCAGTCATCTCGACGATCGTTCCCGGCACAAACTGAATCGCTGCGGCAGTGAGAACGCCGTTCACGTCGTACCAGATTTGATCGTCACTGGTGCCGACATCACCACTCGGGGAGTAGCCGTCGGTCTTGAGGAAGAACTTGGCATTGAACTCGCTCCCAATCTGTGTCCGCAGGGCAAGCTGCAAGAGGTAATGCGCAGTCTCGTAGTTGCCGTTTCCGCAGGTATCCCGATAGTCCCAGACGCAACTAACGCGACCGCTGCCACTCATCAGGCTACTGTATTGCGACCTGAACTCGTCTGAAAGTGCTGTCACATCGACGGTTTCGCGGGTTGTGTTCAGCTCGTAGCTGCTCACTTGTCCGAGGACCCTGTCGATTGCGTTCTCAACGGTGACCCTAATCGGCACGTTCGTGGCGATGGCATCCAAAGCAATAGCGTTTAGCTGTCCGCCGTTCAACGCATTGGAGAAGGAAGAGTACAGCCTGATTCCTCCAATTTCATCGACGTTAATGAACCATTTGCCTGATGGAAATTTTGTACCGCTACTCCATCCGCTCTCATCGACGAACTCAAGCGCACTTCCATCGGTCGTGGCAATCTCCACCTGATCGCCTGTGATCAGCTGACCGACTTCAAAGTCGAAGCTGAACCGCTTCCGGCTGACGCTGACATCGGAGGGATTCACAACCGACTCAAGCCCGCTGGCCGTCGACTTGCGGCGCAGCGTCAAGAGACCAAAGGTGCCGAGATAGATGCTCATGCGATGCTCGCTGCCCCGAGGTCGCCCGTAGCCTGGAAGCTGATCTGGGCGCTGACAACCTCGCCCACCGCGGCGCCGAAGCTGGCCGAGTTGATGTAGGCAGTCAGCGTCACATCGTTGTTGTCGGTGCCATCCGCCAGGCGCAGAGTCAGCGTCACGGCGTCAGAAGTCGTTGCACCGCTCGTGTTCGTATTGATCAGCTTCCGCAGCAACGTGCCGGCATCGATCGTGCTGTCGTCCGCCTTGTAGTACAGCAGCGATGCGCTGCCGGAATAGCCAAGCACGCCCGGCGTGAAGGACCTGCGAGCATCGCCAAGGCTGGTGGTCTCAAGCAACTCGAGATCCGCCTGCAGCGTCCAGCTCGACACCTTCACCAGAGTGGTCGAGCCGAGAAGGAGAGACCCATCTCGCCCGCTGTAGACCTTGGCCATGAGCTCTGCCTCCTCTGTTCAGTCTATAGAACGCCAACCAGGCTGACCTGGACTGAGCTGATGCCGGGTCGCACGCTGGAAATCTGGGGTTCGTCTTTGTAACGCCACCGGTTTGCCGAGGCAGCATCCAAAGCCGTCGTGGATCCACTCCAGCCGGCAAGGGTCTGACTCGGAATGGTGAACGTCAAATAGGTGCCCTTCGTCTCTGCAAAATGGGTCAGAAACTCCGAAGCCTGAGTGTCAGTGATGTTCTCAAATGAGAGATCGAGCGACATGCCTGTTCTGGTGTCGCCGTAGAGGATCCTCGTCTCAACGCCCGACTGAGACCTGAATGCCTTCACTGGGTAGTCGCCGCTGGAGTAGGAGCGAGAGGCTGGTTTGTGGGTTGGGAACGGCATGATCAGCCCTCCGTCTCAAAGAGGCCTTGGGCAGCCAGATCCACGGCGACCTGACTGCTCAGTCCAACTGTAGGGGCGTGCATACCGACGATTTCGACGAGGCCATCCCCATCGAGCGTGAGCTGCTCGATCATGTAGACGTTGGTGGACACGGTCGTGTCGTTGATCGTGAAGAGGCTGTTCCACAACGCCGTCTCGATCGCCTTGCCTCCCGCAACCGTCATCGTCGAAGTCGTGACATCGTCGTCGCCATTGCGGTAGAGCAGGATGTCGTAGGTGCCATCAGACAGCGTCGTGGCCGATGTGATGACCCCAGTTGAGCTGATGACACCGTTGTTTGCGGCCTGGTAGGGGCTCGCCTCGGTTGCGACCTTGATGTAGTCACCAGGAGCCAGATCCAACCCATAGGGCGTGGTCTTGAAGGTGATCGTGTGGGTGATGTGCCGTCGGATCGCGAGGAAGTATTTCGCAGCGAGCACCGCGTGATCGCG